TTAAAGTGGTGGATCTCATGGGAACCCACAAGGTCTTCTGCGATCGCTCGATAATCAGGAGACGAATAAACCGCGTCCAGTACCGCCTGTGTACAATCGGAGTGCATATAGTTTGTCGCACCCTTATAGTCTGCAGAAACCAAAAGCAGATCCTTAAAGGGCGATGTACGACAATAGTCTGGATCACTCGCATCGCCAAGAGGCAAATTAAGTTGACCAGAAACTACTGCAGCTCCTGCAGGAGCCCCCGTAAAAGAAAAACAGGGAAACTTCTGCAAGGCGGACCAAAGCGGGAACTGAAATGCCTTCCCGAGAGCATAACGCATGGACTCTCCAGCAGTTATAGGACGCACCTTCAGCGGTTCAAAGATCACCGCCAGGCGACACTTAGTAGGCCGTTTTTGTGTTACTCGGCTATCCTCGATCCATAATCGATAGAGACCGTCCCACAGCCGTGGATAATGGTCGAAATCGCTGAAACTGTACTCAGAAACTAAACCGCAGACCGGTCCCCACTTCATGGAGACCAGTACATACTCAGTAGTCACTAAGCCTTTAGCCAACGCCCATCGCCAAACCACGCCGCGGATACCTCCCTTCGCCACTCCAGCCTCCTCTTCGAAACCAGCTCTATCAGAAAACTGGAACCGTTGAGAAGGTTTTGGAGTTTGGATACCGAAGATCTCACGAGCCGTACGACTTACCTGTTTCAATAAGAAATCAGGCGTAGCCGGACTTGCCGTACCAAGATCGGTCAACAAAGAGTTGACTTCCGTCTCCACATTCCGCTCGTCCATCGATGGAAGCCCTCGCTTCACACCGAGAAGTAGAGTCTCTCCAAAGCTAGATTCTCGCTTCAGACGTCGTAAGCACCAACATCGAAACTTCCAGTCAATCAACCAGCCATCGAGATTCCTAACCTCCTCCTTCCTAGGAGGGGCTTCGGCTCCTCGACCTCTGTTCGCTAACCAGAGCAGATGGTACTTAAAGTTGACAATCAAAACCCCTAAGAAATCCTGTATCAGATATTCTAAGAGTAATGAGGGTATGTCAACCTGATCCAGTGCCTTGTAGCCGTAAATAACGGCAAAATCAAACAAGCACCGGAGCGACGTCCTTGCGCGCTTCAGAGAGGTCACGAGATTCTCCTTCAGAATCTCAGGGTCTAACGAGATAGTTTTGTCAAGAAATTCGCATCCAAAGCGACATTTGGCATCCCACCATTGGGTAAGCCAGCCGCTTGGATCCGAGACATAAACTAACCCGGAAGCTTCCTCCGACATCGAAAATTC